CCTGCCCTTGGTTCCAGACGTTCCCGACCGCCTTTGTGACCTTGTGCCAGTCGAAGTTAGCCCCATCCCACGGCACAAGCAGCTTATGGACTTCTGCAGGATCGGTGAGGTCGCGGCTGAGCCAGGCGCTGGCACTCTCTGAGCGAACAATGAACGGCGCCCGATCGTGCAGGCCGGCCATTGCCGACGGCGGTTCTCCGACGATGATTGCGCATGACTCGACAACTTGCTCGCCGCGCTGCCAGTGCTCCCAGATCCCCGCGAAGGTGAGCATCTCCTTGTCCTTGGCGTGAAAGAACCACGGCTGCTTTCCGCCTGGCGTTGCTTGCCACTCGAACCAACCCTTTGCCGGAATCAGGCAACGCCGCTTTCGAAAGGCCTCGCGGAAGCTTGCTGCTTTGGCGACCGTTTCAACCCGCGCATTAAATGTCGTGTATTTGATCTTCGGAGTATCCGACCAGAGCGGCAGAAGCCACCACTGCATATAAACGAGTTCAAGCGTTCCGTCGCCGGCCTCGCGGATCACGGGGATGTAATTGGCCGGATTGCCTTGTCCTGGCGCCACGCTGTAGCGCGGCTCTGGCAGGCTGGCAAATGGGTTCTTGAGGTCGCGGCCGATCATTCGCCCCCAACGCTCCATCTCAGCCACTTCAGGTGTTGCAATCCGTCCGCACATGACCATTCCCTTTGATCGTGATGCCGGTCTGACCGGCCGCGAAGTGCCGCTTGTTTGATCCTTTAACCGTAACCTGCTTGATCGATCCATCGTCGATCATGATTCGCATGTAATGGCTTGCGGTCGTCGCTGATATGCCGAACCGTTCGGAGAGCTGCCTGCACGTCTGGGCGCCGTTGTTCTGCAACAGTGTTAGGATGTCAGCGCGCGTCTGTTTAGCATTCTCACGGGCCGACTTCACTAGTGTGGACGGTGGGCAATAGAAGCCGGCGTAGTTGATCCTCGCCGCTTCGAGTTGTTGTGCGATGCTGAGCATGATCAGGCCTGTCCTTCCATGATGTGGCCGATCGCGGCGTCGATCTGCTCGTACAGTTCCTCGACGGTTCCGTTATTCATCAGAATGCGGTCGTGGCTGATCTCTTTTCCCTCGATCTCGCTGCGGTGCCCACGGTGCTCGGTCGTTTCCGAGTTCGGGCGAAGGACGCGCCACACTTCGCCGCCCATGCGGTTGATCAGCGCCGCTTCGGTCTTGAAGCGCACATCCGTGATTACGACGTCGTCACCGGATTTGTTCGCCATGGCTATGCGTTGCGCCATGTGCTTTGTCCAGATCGCCTGGTCGATTCCGTCTCTGCCCCATTCCGTACCGAGAGACTGCATCAGCTGGCGCGGGCTTTTACCAACCCAAGCGATGACCTTCTCTTTGTTCTCCGGCCGGAAGTCGTTGTCGGTCAGATCGAGCATGGCGCGCAGTCCATCGCGGATCGGGTCGGCGAACGCGAAAACGGCGAAGTGGTGGGCTTTGGCCAAGTAAAGCCCGGCGGTGTCTTTTCCAGCGAACGCGGCGCCGGTGAGTCCGATGATCATGTGTTTCTCCGGTAGGTCTTGGTAAGGTCGGCCTTGATGCTGTGGCCGCGATAGCGAAGGATGTTGGCGAGTTCGGCGCAGTCGTGATGGCTGTGACCGGATTGCCGAAAAAGCCCGAAATAGCTGTTGGCCGTCGCAAACAATTCATCGGACGGTATGGTACGAACACGCTGCAGCGCGTCATTAAAAGTGCGGCGGCGGGTAGATCTGCGCCATGGCTTTATGACCTGTCCGATGAAGTCGATGCCTCGGTCAGTCGGTTGCAGAATCGTTTTCTTGGCATTCAATCGCGCGCCGAGCTCCACCTGCAGGAACGCATCGATCTGGTCTTTGGCATCGTTGAGCCACTGCGGCGACTCATGCAGCAGTACGAAGTCATCGACGTAGCGGATGTAGTGCCTGGCACCGATGCGATGCTTGACGAACTGGTCGAGCACGTCGAGGTAGATGTTGGCGAAGAACTGACTGGATAGGTTTCCGATCGGCAAACCAAGGTTTTTTGGCTGATTGGTCAAGCGTTTGTGTGGCGGCACGCGGTCAAGTAGTTCTGGCTTTCCGCGATATTCGAAGTCCTGACGTGGATCGTGAAACAGAATCACATCGGCCAGCCAAAGCCACCACGGCTCCGTTACTTTCGTAGCGATCAATCCATGAAGAATGGTCTTGTCGATGCTGACAAAGAAATTGGCCAAATCAAGCTTTAGGTAGTACGCCGGCCGTCTCCAGTTCTGCGTGATGCTGCGCACTTTGGATCCCAGTCGCTGGGCAGCGTAAAGCGAGCCACGGCCCGGTATGCACGCGCAACTGTCAGCGATGAATGAGGCGTAGAACCGGGGCGAAATCCGGTTGTAGAGCAAATGATGGACGATGCGATCGCGGAAGTCGGCTGCCCATACTTCACGTGGTTTGGGCCGCGTGATGACGAAGCAGATCGAGCGACCGGGCTGGTAGGTACCGGCCTGCAGCTCATCAAACAGGATGCGTATATTGCGTTCAAGGCGGCACTCGAAAGCCAGCGCACTGGCGCTGTTGCGCTTTGATGCACGGCAATCGATGTAAGCCTCGACGAGTTCTTCAAAAGTGAAATCAGCGGTGTGTTGGCATGTTCTATCTGCGGACGGCACGGGCGCGGAGACCGTTGTTGCGGTTGTTGTTGTTCTGGTTGCCGTTGTTGAAGTTCTGATACCAGGCGTAGCCAGAGTCCGGCTCGTACAGCTATCTGCTGAGCTATCGATGTCGCCTTGCCGAATACTCAGCACGGAAACTGCGCCGGACCTATCCTGACAGCTGTCAGTGGTCTCCGTGGTGCGCATGTCGGTGCCCTTGTGAGGCAGCGGCTCAACCAGATTGAAAGATCGTACAGTCATGGGGGCCGTAACCTTCATGAAGCGGACGATGCGGCCATGCGGCGCCACCCACTTGCTTGCTTGCCGATGCTCGTGGTCATTTCGATGGCCTTGGCGTACTGGCCGGTTGAAATGATCTGCTTGTCACGCGAGATCCTGAGCAGAAGCTCGGCGACTTGCAGTCGCTCGATCAGGTCTTCGATGTGAGGCGCTTTCACGCGAGAAACATTCGCGCGAAAGATCAGCGTCATGATCTCAACGCTCTCGTCTCGCAGCTTCACACCAATCGATGACTTGAAGTCACGACTCATGTTCTTGATGAGGTCGAGAATGACGTTGAGAAGGTCGTAGGCGACCTTGTAAATCGGCAATTGCGTGTGGAGGGCCATGCTGATGACTAAATTATTGAAGGACTAAATGAACAATCTGCGGACGGCACGGGCGCGGAGACCGTAGTAGCGGTAGAAGTAGCGCTGGTAGCCGCTGAAGAAGTACTGATACCAGGCGTAGCCAGAGTCCGGCTCGTACAGCTCAGACGACCAGTAGGCACGCTGCTCAAACTCTTCCTTGAGATTGGCGAACAGCAGGGATTGCTCGCGTCGAGTCGGTAGTTCGCCGCCGGCCTTCTTCGCCCAGGTTGTGGCGTCCTTGTGGTTGACGTCGGCAGCCTGCCCCGGAAGAAGAACCAGGTGATAGTCCGGATCACCGTTCTTGCCTAGAATCAGGCCGGCCAACAGCTCGCCTTTTTTCAGGTTCTCTTTGATGAATTGCGCTTTGCTCATGGCACGCTCCAAAATTGATGAATGGTTGAATGACTAAATGGCTACTCTGCGGACGGCACGGGCGCGGAGACCGTAGCCGCGGTCGCCGCTGCGCTGGCCGCCGTAGTGGAAGCCCTGAAACCAGGCGGAGCCAGAGTCCGGCTCGCACAGCTCGCGGGTCCAGTAAGCTTCTGGCTTGAATTCATCCTTCATTGTGGCGAACAGCAGTGCACCTTCGGTTCGGTCTGGAAGCTCACCACCGATGGACTCAGCCCACTTTGTGGCGTCATTCCAGTTGGTGTCGTCGATCTCGCCCGGCAGAAGGATGATGTGCTCACGTTTCGTGCCATCTGCGCTCATGATTACCCCAACGAATTTCTCGCCGGGATTGAGTTTCGGGCACGTAACTTCGATGGTTCCTTCCCAAGCGAAGAGCGGTTTCGGTTGCTTCTCGAACGAAGCAATCATTTCTGCAATCCTCGATTGCTCAGCCTTGATCGCTTCAAGCGTGATGGTGGTCATTGCGGCCTCTTAAATGGATGAATGGTTAAATTGGCAATCTGCGGACGGCACGGGCGCGGAGACCGTTGATGCGGATGTAGCTGGTCTGGCTGCCGAGGCCGAAGCCCTGAAACCAGGCGGAGCCAGAGGCCGGCTCGTACAGCTCAGATGACCAGTACCAGTCTTTCTGGAAGTGCTTCTTGCAGTTGGCGAACAGCAGCGATTGCTCTTGGCGCGTCGGCAGCTCGCCGCCGATGGATTTCGCCCAGTCGATTTGCACCTGGTGCGGCGCCTCGTCGGCATCGCCGTCGAGCAGGATCACGTGATGGCTGGGTGCGCCTTCTTCGTTCAAGGCGATGCCGGCGTAGATTTCACCGACGGCAAGCGGCGGCAGGGTGGTTACTGTTTCCATGTGTTTCTCCATTGGTTGAGTGAAAGCAGCGGCTAGTGACTGCTGCCGAACTTGATGCAGGCGCCAGCCAGTACGGAGACGCCGAGTGATACGAGAAGCCAGCCAGCGATGACTAAGGCGATCATCGCGCGGCCATCGCCCAGGCCAAGCGCCGGGAGTAGTTGAGTTGGCGCATGTAGCGCCAGGCGGTTACAACGCGCGAGACGAACGCGCAGGCGCGCTGTGCTTTGTTCTTCAGGAGATACATGCTGGCTCCTTGGTCTTGTCGGCGAACCCCATGCGAGCCCAGCCGGACGGCACACGGTTACGCGGGAAGAAAGCGATACGGAACGGGCCGCGCATCGCGTTGCAGGCGATCAGGCCGGAGCGCAGCGCGCTTTCGATCACCTGATCAATGGTGGCATCGTCGAGCGTGCAAGCCGGCAGAATCATCGCGGCGATCATGCAGCCACCTTTGTGCGTTGTCCTTCAATCAAGGCCTTGACATTCTTGGCAAGCTCGATAACTCGCTCGTTATTGGCGAACTTGTTGAGGGTTTCCTGGCGGGTGGCCGTAGCGGCCTCGGCGGTGATCGTCTTGTCTTTGGCAACGACAAACGAAATCTCGATCGCTGTTTCATTGGTCGCATCGTCGAAGTAGCTCGTGAGGCGTTGCTCAGCAGTGCGTCCATGCCATGCCGTGAGGTACTCCATTAGGCTACGCAGCATATGGTCGCCACCGCTGAATACGATCAGCGCCACGCGCTGCAGCACCGAATCCATAGGCCATTGATCAATGATCTGTTTTGCAGCGGTAAATGCCGACTTCTGGCGTCGCTCGAAAGCAACTTCCTTCTGCTTCTCGTCGGCGGCCTGTTTCTTCAGATCGTTTGCCATTCGACCGGCGATCCGTGCTGCGGCGATCATTACCCCGCGGTCAGCCTCATCGCGGCAGCGCTTCGCCAAGTCATCGACCATCGTCGCGGCGCGCCGTGCGTTGGCGGCTGATTGCTTTAGGAATTTTGCTGACATCACTTACTCCCTCCGAAAACGCCGCCCACTTCATGGTGGGGCGGCTTGGCCGTGTTGATCGGTGCCGTCTCTCCGGCTGTCATGCCTAGTACGTCGGCATTCGCGTCTGCTATGATGGAAGTCCCACAACAACCATCAACAGGAGAACTTGATGTCAAACGAACCGGAAAAGCGCAGCCAAGTCCCGTTGCCAGGGAGGATGCCGGCGCCGCCGCAACCATCACCAAGCTGAGGAAAATATGACCAACACCGCCGATGCAAAAACCTACGAAAGAACCCTGTACGAAGCGCGACTTGATGCCGAGTGTTATGCCGTTAGCCACGATCTGCATGCGCGGTTGTGGAGAAGAGTCCGGCTGGCCAATCGCATAATCATTGGCTTTATGGGCAGTGCCGCATTTGGTGGTTGGCTGGCGATCCGCCCCGACATCGCTGGAATCGCCGGTCTTGCTGTGGCCTTGATGACCGCGATAGATCAGGCTTTTGAGCCATCCGACAAGATCGCCACGCATCGTGCGGCATCGCGCCAATATATTGACCTCAAGCGTGAGTCGATCGCCAATAGCCAGATGACGCTCAATGCCTTTGACGCCGCACTGGAATCCATCAAGTCTGGAGACGAAGCGGGAATTGATGCGCTGATGACCCGCGCATTCAATCGCGTCGTTGTTGCTGCCGGCAGACCGGAGTGCTGTATTCACGAATCCTTCGGGCAGCGGTTCGTTTCGTTCTTCGCGTAGCCGTTGAACAGTCATTGCGCGGCCCCCGTCGTATTAGGGGTCGCGCTGATCTGACCTTCTTTCGTCATGCCGATCGTGTAGTCGGCTTCGATCAGCGTCTCCTGCAGCTCCATGGCGTTTTGTCGCCAGAATTCGGCGCTCTCCCATGCGCGTTGGGTCTCGTCTTCGGCGCGTTCAAGCCGCTCGCTGAGTTCGGCGCTGAGTGCGCGCAAATGGTCAAGCTCCCATCGCTCAAGGCGATTCCGAAGCGTGGCGATGACTTGCTTGGCGCTTCGATCTTTTGGCGCGGGTTGCTGCTGGGGATGTTGAACGGGCATTTCGGCCTCCGTTTTTGGGGAACGGAGGTAACTTTAGTTACATAAAATGAATGTGTCAACTATAGTTACATCGAGGAACGAAAAAAAACCCGTATTTAACGGGTCGGTGAATTCGGTTAGTTCCGCTACTTGTTTAACCCTCTGACGACCCAGGCAAGCAGTTGGCCGAAGACTAAAAATGAAACCCCAATGATGATGGCGTAGTTTCTCCTGGTGATCGCTGGGGCGAAGTCAATTCCCCACGCCCCAAAAACTACAAGTAAGCAACAGACAAACCCAATGATGCTGGCTACGGAAATCGCGATTGACAACCTGCGACTTGCTTCTCTTGCGTTCATGACGAAATATCCGATTTGGCAGTTTGTGTGACAAAGTCGCTATTCTAAGTGCATGTCCATTTGTAGTATACGCTGCCGCCATTCAGTCATTGAGATGACGACAGCTTGCTTGAAAGCGTTCTTTGCTCGTCTGCTACGTCGCGTGCTTTGCCTAGAACCATTCCTCGTCCAATATCATCCATTGCCTGCATCAGCGATAGCACTTCGGAAATGGCCGGGTGTAACGACGGAGTAGGCATAGGAAAAGGGCTTTGCGGTGTATGTTGTTTGACTTCAAGCACGACCTTTGCCCCATCTTTGGTTGTGTATTGGAAGTCAGGGCCATTGACCAGTTCGTCAATAGATAAAGCGAAAAGGGAGCTTAGGCCTAAAAGATTGTCGATTTTGAGGTTCGGTGTGTTTTCGCCTTCCCATTTGGTAACGGCGACTCGACTCACCCCAACGCTATCCGCAACTTGCTGCTGCGATAGCTTCAGCTCCTCGCGAAGACGTTTGATTCGCTTGCCGATATCTCGATTAACTCCCATGTAACCATCGTTACACAAAAGAACGTAATTATGGTTTGCGTTCGCAAGGTAACTATGGTTACAATGATCTTCATGGAACATTTTGATCACTCCGTTTTAATTGATCGGCTTGGTGGGACTGGAAAGCTCGCTGAGCTGTGCGAAGTCACTTCTCAGGCCGTGTCGAAGTGGCGGAGAACAGGAATACCAGATGCTTGGTTGAAGTTCCTTAAGTTGGCTAAACCAGACGCCTTTGTTGAGTCTGACGGTATGGAGAAGGACGGGCAGGCTCTCACTGATGTGCATGAGACAACCGTAGGAAGCGTCCAACAGCAAGAGGCCGCTTGATATGGCTGCGATCATCGACGCTATGAAGTTTGCAATTGTCAAGGCGGAGTCTGGGCTGGAACTCATCGCACTCAACACCGGCTCGGCTATTTCGATTGAGGCGCCGTGGCCGTTCCTGAGCGCATTCGCCGATCTCGAACCGTCGATCGTTCTCGCGGTACACGAGGAGATCAAGCGCCAAGTGAGGTTAACTAAATGATCCCACCAAGCTATACACCCGCTACTTTGCGCGCAGTGCTTCCCCAGCAAGCCGATGGCGACATGGCGTTCGCTTTCGATACGGCCATTGGGCCGATCCGTTTGCGCATGACCGAAGCTTGGGTGATTGATCTTGTCGCGGGTTTGACGGAGATGATGGCATATCAACGCCGGCGAACGAACATCCAGTCGCCGATATCGTCTGGAAGCCCGAAAGAGGATGGGTCGCCACATGATTGTCATCGGCAAGAGGCGGCCTAATGAACACCACCACTGTCGCCATGAGTGCGCTCTACCACGTCTGCCAGGGTGTCGACGGTAAAGCGGTGCCGTGCCTGAGCATCGATATCCAGGCCGCGCGCCCGGCACCAGTCGGGAAACGTTTCGGGGTCGATGAAAACGCGCAGGACGAACTTTCCGTTTCGGCGCTCCAGCTTCTCCTTCTGTTCGGCTTTCATCCGCCATTCGCTGAACGTAGCGGGGAGCTTGTGGCGATCGGCCATGATCCGTCGGATGGCGTCGTAATCTTCGAATCGATACCAGACCATGCCGATGTGCTCTATATCGGAGAAATCCATGGTTGATCCCTGCATGAGTCATTCCTTTCAAGTCGTTGAGGTGGTCGCACATCGATTCTACTCGTTTGGAATGACTCACCCAACACATGAGGCCGCGTAAATGATCGCCAAGGCCACGCACATACACACGCAGGTTCATGAATGCGCCGGAACGATTTATCAGACAGGCCATGTCTTTTGCGCCCTTATTCTTCGCCAGTCGAAGTTGGCGGCCCGATCGGTCGTAGCGTCGGCTTCAAGGCATCCGGAATGCTATCGATCCCTGCCAAGCCATCTGCGTAGCGAAGTAGAGCTCGCTGTACTGCAGGCGGGTGTGCCTGATGGCGCTGAGACGCTTCAACGCATGTGTAGAGATGAGCCGCAATCGTCTGCCGGTGTTCCTGGTCGTCAAGATGGGGCCCCCAGATGATCGACTCAATCACAAACTCCAAGAACAGCACGCGGCCTTCGAGGCTCATTGGGTTTTCAGAGTCGAAACGTTCGGTTTCTGCTTCCGCTGCCATCGTTAGTCCCTTCTTTTCGTTGTGCGCATCGTCTCGCGCACCGTCAACCATTTCAACTGAGAGGCAAAACCATGTCTCATAAACCCGATCCGATCGACGCTCTGCACTCCGCCCTTTTGTCGAGTCATGGTGGTATCGCTGCAGGCGCGCGCGCCATAGGCCGCTCTGCCCAGGTGCTCTACAACAAGTTCTCGGACTCAATGCCAGGCAATGAGCTGACAGGTCGCGAAGAGCGTGCCCTAGCCGATGCGGTTGGCGGAACAGCTTACGTTGAGGCGGTGTGTTCCTACTTCGGCGGCGTCTTCTTCCGCGTTCCTGAAGGGATGGCCGGCGACGATGATGTGCTTGAGGCCTACCTCGACATCATCAAGCGGATGGGTGAGTTGTCGAGCGACTTCATGGCCGCACGCGCCGATGGCGTTGTTGATCCCGGTGAATTCAATGGCCTGCGTGATCGCGCGTTTTCCACCATGGCAGCCCTTCGTCACCTGCTGGCTGAGCTAGAAACGATGGTCATGGACGTGCCCTCGGCGCGATCCAATCAACGGCAAGGATCGAGCACGCATTGATGTCATCCGCAGTCGATCCTCGCCGGCTTGATCGCTTGTACAGACGCCTGCATGCACGCGAGTGCGACCAGGCTGTCGTGCGGCTTTCGTCTGGAAAGCTTGATCTTGTCCCTTCAGAGTCTCCGCGCCTAGTGGCGATGATGCGTAGTCCGATCTGGTCATCGCGTGTGCTCGGCGTGTTTTACACCTGCCGTAAAAACAAGCACTTTTCTTCTGTTGTGTGATTGTGCGATACTCTCCGCGACACACTCCTTAGTTATCTCATCTATATCAACCGCCGCCTCCAACTGGCCCGCGATATAGTCTCCCCCACGGCTACCAACCCCCGACACATCCATTTTGGTGCTTACTTTGGGCGTTACAGGGCGCACCAAATAACCCTGCTCAATCATCCAGTTTATCTCAATCTCATACGCGACGCCCGTAAACAGCCGATTCTCTCCCTCATCTAAGCGTCCGCTAT